GTTTTACATTTCTGCGCGCGACGGTAGGAAATATCTGGCCATGCTTGTCTTTGAAGGTGATGACACGCTTGGCCGTTTGGAGGAGCCTGTTTGGGAACCGCACCGCGCTGGTTCAAACGTGAGCCTTGCCGATGATTTCTTCCTCAGGTGGGGTTGGGGACCCAAGTTGTTTTGGAAGAAGACAAGTGGTTATGACTATGCCAGGGTGGTGGGCTATGATGTTTTGCTCAAGGATGGTGTCGCTGTGAAAGACGGTGATTCGTACGTGGCATGCCCTGAGATGAAAAGATTGCTGACCACCAAGCAATGGACAACCACTAGTGTTACCCCTGAGGAGCTGAAAACGTGTAACAGGATATTCGCTGCTACGATGGCAACGGACTTTACGCGTGTCGAACCGTTTTATGCGTTTCTGCGTGCCATGTACGATGGTAACTCAGGCGGTAAGAACGTTTCCGACGAGAAGGTGCGCGAACATTACCTGATGATGACTGGAGAGTTACCCGAGCATTCTTCTTGCAAGATGTGCGACGTTACTTTCCCTGAGTTCGATGGCACTGGTTCAGAAGCTTGGAAGGAATTGGCCAGGGTCGCGTGTGGCGATTTCTCAGATTATGAGTGGGCGTCTGCTTGTGCGCAGGCGCCCCACGACCGACATGGTGCTGATTTGGCGGTTGGCATGCCAGCTTCGTGGCTGGCGTGACCTTCCGTTGCTTGAGCTTTTTTCAAGAATTCAATCATGTGTTTTGTATTAGTCGGGCCCAACGGGCCGCACTTCGGTGCAACAAACTCATCGGTTTACACAGAGCTGGTGGGGTCCACACACTGCTGACAGCGTTTCGGCGGGCGCTGTCAGGAACACAGAGAGCCGCTGGTGTGTGGATGTGAGACCGTTCCATGTCTTATTGCTTTGCTTGGATAGGGGTGGCGGTGCGTTGTTCGCACCGGCCCGAGCCATACCCCGAAGGTTGCCTTATGCCTGAGTAGCGGAGGGTAGTTCCGTGAACAGCCTGGAAGTCGGGTAGCTCCGGCGGCGGTGAGGGCGCCACTGTTAACCCTGCGTGTGGGTTGCTCCCTCTTTGGGGGGGGAGTGTAAAATGGTGGATTCTGTGTGTGAGTGGTGGCTCGAAGGACTTATCCTGCGATCTCGGCTCTGCGGATGCCCTTTATGGGAAGCTGCTCCGTATCCGAGAATGTGTGGGCTATGGGTCTGGATGTTCCGTTCACGTAGCGCGCGTGGGTGGATAATCGCCGAATCATTGTTGTTGGAAGAGGCGACACACACAGACAAAATGGCATTCGCGGGGGGTAACGGCCCCGCATGATAACACGCTGCATGAGGGACGCCCCCCTCAGCAAAACACATGAGGTATGTTAGTAGTGTTGTCCCGACCCGGACGTCAG